TGCTGCGCAACCCTTCTATTGCCGAGAACTTGGGCGCGGCGCCCGACGCGGACATTCAGTTCCAGGTGAACGCCGTCATCGACTCCATCATCGCCATAGGCTGAACATGACCCCTGAACAAGAATACGCACAGCAGCAGGCCATCTCGCGCGGCGACCACGCCAAACGCCTGCTGGACGACCCGCTGCTCAAAGAGGCGCTGGCCGAGATCAAGCAGGCCGTGATCGAGCAGTGGGCCGCGCTGAGCGTGCAGAACAAGGAACAGGCTGAGGAACTGAAGCGCCTCTTATGGGCCGCGAAGCAGTTCGAAGCCATCTTCATCGCGCACGTTGGCGGGGCCACCATCGCCCGCAACGAGCTGCTGCTCGACACCAACATGCAAATCAAGGCGGAAGCCGCCACCCGGAGGATCAATGGAACGTAAGAAGAAGCCCGACCCGGCGCCCGCCGACGTCGAAACCCTGGCCGCCTACGCCGCGCGTATCGAAGAGCAAGCCCAGCCGCTGCCGGTGTGCCAGATCACGCATCCGGAAGCCAAGGACGGCGGCCTGCACGTCGGCAAGTACGCCGGCATTCGCCTGGTCCACGGCGACACCCCCGCTGCCCTGCTGTCGGACGGCACCACCATCTAATTCCCGGGCTGGCAGCTTGCCCCTGAAAGCTGTCCGTCGAGTTAGGAACAATCAGAAGGCCACCCGCGAGGTGGCCTTTTCTATTTCTGAACTCACACCTCACGGAGCACATACCCCATGGACGAAGACCAACCCCTGAACACCGACAGTTTCGCGGAAATGCTGAGCGGCGGCGGCGACAACGAGCAAACCGAGCAATCGGACTCGCAAAGCGCCGACGGCGCCCAGGAAAACAGTGAAGGAACCGACCAACAAGACGGCAGCACCGAAGGCGACGACGCGCAGGACGGCGACGACGACAGCGGCGAGGCCGCCGAAGAAGGTCAGGACGAACAACCCGCAAAGGACTCGACCGAAGCGTTCCTCGAACTGGAAATCAATGGCGAAAAGGTCGCGCTCACCAAGGACGAGGCGAAAAACGGCTACCTGCGTCAGCAAGACTACACGCAGAAGGCCCAGCGCCTGGCCACCGAGCGTCAGGAATGGAACCAGCACGTGGCGCGCCAGGCCGCCGAGGTCCAGCAGTTCAGCGCCGAGATCGGCCAGCTGCAGAACATCGACGCGGCCCTGGCCGAATACGAGCAGGTCGGCTGGGATGCGCTGCGCGAGGAAAACCCTCAAGCCTATGCGGTGCACAAGGCCGACTACAACGACCTGCGGGCGCGCCGCGGTGACGTTGAGCGCGCCATCGTGCAGAAGCAGCAGACCCTGCAGGCCGGCCAGCGCGAGACCTTCGCCCGCCAGTCGCAGGAAGCCGCTGCTCATATGGCCATCGTCGTTCCTGGCTTCGGCAAGGAACACGTGACTGAGATGAAGGCCTATGGCCAAAAGCTCGGCTTCAGCGCGGAGGAGCTGGCCAACGTCGGCGACAAGCGCATGTTGGAAGTGCTCTGGAAGGCGTCGCAGTTCGACAAGCAGAAAACCACCACGCAGCAGGCCATCAAGAAGGTCTCGGCTTTGCCCACGAAGGCAGCCAAGGCCGCGCCGGCCGCCAAACCCGCAGCTCAGCTGCACATCGAAAAACAAACCCGTCGTCTCGACCAGACCGGCAGCATGAAGGACTTCGCTGCCCTGCTCGGCATGGCCAAACGTTAAAAGGAATTCATCACCATGGCACAAACCGCCAACACCTACGCAACTTTCAACAGCACCATCAACCGCGAACAGCTGATGGACAAGATCTGGAACGTTAGCGTTTCGGAAACCCCAACCCTGAAGCTGATCGGCAAAGGCAAGGCCGCCGGCGTGTTCGACGAATGGAGCACCGACGAATACCGCGCGGCCAAGGCCAACAAGGCCGAACAGGGTAACCAAGCCTCGCGCATCCAGCGCACCCCGCCTGTTCGCCTGGGCAACCGCACGCAGATCGTCGAAGACGTGTTCGGCGTAACCGGTACCCAGGAGCGCGTGGAAAAGGCCGGCGGCAAGTCGGAATACAACCGCCAACTGGCGAAAACGATGGTCGAGCTGAAGAAGGACATCGAATTCGCCGTCCTGCAAAATACCACGGCGATTGCTGCTGGCGCTGGGGTCGCACCGCAGGCACGTGGCCTGTTCGGCTTCATGTCGAAAAACGTCTCGCTCGGCGCCGGCGGCGTGGCTGCAAACCCAGTCACCAACACCGCAGCCGTGGATGGCACCGTACGCCCGTTCACCGAAGCCTTGATGAAATCGGTGCTGCAGCAGATGTTCGACAACGGCTCAGACCTGAGCAATGTCTATGGCCTGCTGCCATCCGGCCAGCGCATGGTGTTCGACACCTTCTTGGCCGGTACGACCCGCTTCGACAAGGCTGAAGACAAGACCCTGACCGCAACCCTCGAGGTGTACATCGGCCCGTTCGGTCGTGTGAAGACGGTGAACGCCCGCCACATGCGTCAGCGTGAAGTGGCCTTCATCGATCCGGACTTCTTGGAACTCGCCATCCTGCGCCCTATGACCGACGAGCCGCTGGGCAAGACCGGCGACACCAAGGACGTGATGGTGAACTGCGAATTCACCCTGCGCGACTACAACCCGAACTCGCATGGCGCCGTGCTCGACCTGAGCTAAGCCGAACCGTAGCAACCCCGAAGGGCCAGCCTGACCGCTGGCCCTTTTTCTTTTCTGGACGATCATGAAACACATCCTTGACGCCACGCCCAACAGCCAACTGACGATGCAGGTCGAGAACGATGGTTCCGGCGTCATCGTGCAATCGACCGACGTTTCCGCCGCACTGCGCCGAAACGAAGAACTGCGGCGCGCCGGCGCCACGAAAACCAAGGACGGCGACCACTTCGCCGCCAGCATCCCCATCGACCTGCTCAACGAGTGGGCGATGAAGCGCGGCACCACCTGGGAGGTGGTTGCGCGCGAAGACAAGATGCTCGACCAGTTCCTGGCTGAGCACAGCAAATGCCGCATCTACGAGGGCCACATCTGATGAACTACGGCCAACTGAAACAGGCCATCGCCAACCGGCTTGGCCGCACCAACCTTACCCCTGTCATCCCTGATTTCGTCGCCCTGGGCGAGGCGCGGCTATACAACGGCTTCAAGGACATCGAAGTGAGCGTGGCACCGCTGCGCCTGCGCGCGATGCTCGCACGCGAGACCGCGAGCCTGGCCGCCCTGCCCGAGCGCTTCCTGGCTGTGGACCGCCTGACCGTGAATGACGGCGCTGGCCCGCGCACCCTCGACTACGTGACGCCGGAACGCTTCGCCAACCTGGCGCCGACCGGCTTTGCCCGCTACTTCACGCACCAGGATGGCGGCATCGCCATCGAGGGCGGCACGCCGGCGGCATTCGCGCTGTCCTACTACCGGCGCTTCCCGGCCCTGATGGCCGATTCGGACACGAACTGGCTGCTGGAGACGGCACCGACCCTGTACCTGTATTCGGCGCTGATTGAGGCGTATGCGCACCTGAAGGACGAAGCACGCATCCCGACCGCAGCGCGCATGTTCGCCGCGGCTGCCAATGCGCTGATCGACGCCGACCAGGTCGAGCGCCACAGCGGCTCGACGCTCACCATCGGGGCCGCGCGATGATCCCGCTGGCCGGCTTCATGCCGGATGCGGACAGCACCACGCCGGGCGCGCTGACCGACTGCACGAACTTGGTGCCCACCCTACGCGGCATGGCCGGCGCGCCGACGCCGATGGATGCGGGAGTGCCCGCCCTGCCGGCCGAGTGCCGTGGCGGTGCCGTGCTGACCCGCCTGGACAAGCTGAACCGTGTGTTCGCCGGCACCCGCACGGCCATGTACGAGCTGTCGGGCGTCGCCTTCGTGAACCAGTCGCGCGCCGGCGGCTATACCGGCAGCCTGGAGAACCGCTGGCGGTTCGAGCAGTTCGGCAACGCCTCGCTGGCATGCAACGAGACCGAGCAGATTCAGGTGTCCACTGGCACCGGCACGGCTTTCGCGGACATTCCGCAGTCGCCCCGGGCGCGCATCATCGTGACCGCCTCTGGCTTCGTGCTGGCCTTCGGCCTGAACGCCACCTATATGGGCGGCGACCGGCCCGACGCCTGGGCGTGCTCGGGCCTGTACGACCACCTGACCTGGACGCCGAGCGACAGCAACCAGGCCGCGTTCGGCTACCTGCTGAACACGCCGGGCGACGTGCGCGCCGCCAAGCGTCTGGGCAACGACGTGGTGGCCTACAAGGAAAACTCGCTGTACCTGGGCCGCTTCGTCGGCAAGCCGGTGATCTGGCAGTGGGATCTGCTGTCGTCGAACGTGGGCGCCGTGAGCGCCGAAGCCGTGATCGACGTTGGCACCGCGCACTTGTTCATCGGCCGGGACAACTTCTGGCTGTTCGACGGCGCGCGGCCAGTGCCGATCAAGAGCGCACCGAAGGAATGGTTCTTCGCCAACTGCGACGCGACCTACCGCTACCGCATCCGGTCGCACTTCGACCAGGCAAAGAACCTGTGCTGGTGGTTCTACCCTACGCCTGGCTCCGGCGGCGTGCTGACCGACGCTCTGGTCTACAACCTGAGCACGGATCGCTGGGGACGCGTCTTCCGCCCAATCGAGACGGTGCTGCAGTACCAGGGCGCCGAGACGAATTACGACAACTGGCCGGCGGACGCCTCGCTGACGTTCGAAACCCTCCCCGACGTGCCGTTCGACTCGCCGTCGCTCGACACCAGCAGTTCATCCATGGGCGTGGTTGGTCCCGATCACAGGATACGGACAATCAGCGGGCCATGCGGCGCCGCCAGCCTGACCACCGGCGACTTTGGCGACGACGAGCAGTTCACGACGCTGACCCGCCTGACGCCACGCTTCACGAAGCGGCCGAGCGCATCGAACCTGACGCATTACACGCGCGACGTCGACGGCGGCGACCTGGAGAACCGGGGTGGCACGGCACTTTCGGGCGCCCACTACGACCCTCTGGCCTCGGGGCGCTACCACCGCGTGCGCATCGACCTGCAGGGCGACTTCGAACTGGTCGGCTTTACGCCGGCCCTTACACCGGACGGATACGAATGAGCAGGCTTTCCCCTGATGCGCGCCTTCCAACGAGCGGCGATATGCAGTCCTGGCGGCAGCGGCTGTACGAGCTGGTGCGCGACATCGTGAACCAGCTGAACGCGGTGTCAGAAGGCCGGATCAGCGCGTGCACGAACGCCGCGACGGCGCCGCCGGCCACTGGCACCTATACCCCGGGCGACTTCGTGCGCAACAGCGCGCCGGCCGAGCTGGGGCCGACCGGCGCCCGCTACATCGTCGAAGGCTGGCTGTGCACCGCCGCACCGCTGACCTTCGTCCAGAAACGTTTTTTCACAGGGAACTGACATGCTCCGCGCAATCGAACCGCAGCACCTGGCCGCCGAGTGGGATCGCGTGCGCGCCGGCCTGGTCGAGGTCAAGAAGGCCACCACGGACGACTGGCTGCCGGAGGACGTCTACATGTCGCTGCGCCAAGGGCATTCGACGCTGTACATCGGCACCGATGCCGCCGGCGAGTACGTCGGTTTCCTGGTGCTGCGCCTGGTACCGACCTTCCACAGCAAGGCGGTTGAAGTCTGGTGCGCGTACTCGGCCAGCAAACGCCCGCTGATGCGCCGCTTCTTCCCGCACGTGAAGCAGGTGGCGCGCAACGTCGGCGCCACGCTGATTTCGTTTGCCTCGGCGCGCGATGAGTGGGAGGCCGGCGCCGATCGGCTCGGCTTTCACCGGGCGAAGGTCACCTACCACTATCCACTCTAGGAGCAAACCATGGGCAGCAGCACGCCATCGAACACCACCAGCAAGACCACCACCGAACTGCCGTCCTGGGCACAAGGCAGCGCACAGCAACTCCTGCGCCGCGGCGAGCAGCTGTCGCAGAAGGAAATGCCGGTCTACGACGGCCAGCGCTCGGCCGGCTTGAACGGCTACCAGACGCAGGGCATGAACATGGTGCAGAACCGGGCCATGAACGGCTCGGCCGATATCAACGCCGGCAGCAGCACGCTGCAAAGCACGCTCGGCGGCCAATACCTGGGCCGCGACACTGGCACCAACCAGTTCATGGGCGGGCAGCCGACCGGGACGAATGCCTACATGGGCGACAACCCCTACCTGCAGGGCACCATCGACAAGGCGGCCGGCGACATCACGCGCAACTACAACGCCGCCGTGAATGGCACCGACGCCACCATGGCGCGGGCCGGCGCGTTCGGCGGCTCGGCCTGGCAGCAGTCGCAGGATGCGAACTCGCGCAACTTGGCGCAGGGACTGCAGGACTCGGCGACGTCGATGCGCATGCAGAACTATAACCAGAGCGCCGGCCTGGCCGAGAACGCCCTGGCGCGCGATCAGCAGGCGTGGCAGACGAACGCTGGCCTGGCCGATACGGGACTGGCTCGCAACCAGGCTGCCTTCGAAGGCGAGCGCGCGCGCCAACTGGCCGCCACTCCTCTGGCCCTGCAGTACGGGAACCAGGCCTACACCGACGCCGCGCAACTGCAAGGCGCGGGCGAAATCCAGTACGGCGCCGATCAGCAGCAGCTGACTGACCAGATGGACTATTTCAACGAGAAGGCGCAGTCGCCGTACAAGCAGCTCGACGTGCTGGGCAACTCGATCCGCGCGGCAGTCGGCGGCGGCTCGACCGTCAGCCAGTCGGCGCCCGGCTCGAACCCATGGGCACAGGCCGCAGGCGGCGCTGCTGCCCTGTACGGCATGCTCGGCTAAACAAAGGAGAACGATATGTCAGGAGTTGAAACGGCGGGCGCCCTGGGCGCAGCCGCAGCAGGTACGGGTGGCGCGGCCGGCGCAGGAGCAGCTGGCGCAGGCGCTGCCGGGGCCGCAGGGGCTGGCGCTGCCGGCGCGGGCGCGGCGGGTGCTGGTGCAGCAGGTGCTGCTGGCGCCGGCGCTGCTGGTGCGGGTGCAGGTGCGCTCGGCGCAGGCGCTGCAGCAGGTGCCGGCGCGGCCGGTGCTGGCCTGCTCGGCGCAGGTGCTGGTGGCGGCGCGTTGGCCGGTACCGGCGCGGCAGCGGCTGACGCCATGCTGACCGCGTATGGCGCCGGCATCGCCGAAGGCTTGGGCGGTGGCCTGCTGGGCGCTGGTGGCGCCGCAGCACCAAGCGCGATGACCTTCGTCACGCCGGCAGTGGCTGAAGGCGGCATCTTGGGCGGCGCAGGCGCTGGTACGGGCGTCTCAGCAGGCGCTGGCGGTACCGGAGGGCTGTCTGGGTCGCTCGCCGGAACGAGCTTCGACTACGGCACGCCGGCAATGCTCGCTGAAGCCGACGCCGCGGCAGCGGCGGCACCTCAACCAGGCATGTTCGCGCAGGCCGGCGGGTACGCCAAGAACGGCATGAAAGCTGCCGCAACATACAGCAACGTCAGTCGGGCAGCAGGTGCAGGGCAGCGACCGCAGGCCCCAGCA